TATTTTACAAATTCCGAAATAGTTACAATACTACTTACAGCTACTTGTGTGCCAGATGCAGAACCAGTTTTTAATATAAGATGAAATGATTCAATACCTTCTGTTAACGCGTCATCTGCAGCAGTTCTAGTAATAGTACCAGTGTTGTTAGTAATAACAACAGTACCAGACATTTTGTTATCAGTAAAATCAGATGCAATAATTGTGCCAGTATCAGTTACTGTTGACCAATATAAAACTGTACCAGCTGGTAATTTTGGAGTAGTAACAACAAAATCTACACCAATTAACCCTTCAGAAATTTCTGAGCCAAGTGTATTGATTTCATATAAAACATTTTCAGTAATAGTAGTACTTTGACTTGAAACTAATAATGGTCCGCCAATGCCGTCTGTTGCACGAATTTCTAAATGAAATTGTTCAATACCTTCAGTAAGCGTATCTTTTACTGCACGTCTAAGAATAGTACCAGTGTTACCACTAATTGTAACAGTACCAGTAAGTGTGTTATCAGCAAAATCTAGTTCGTCAACTGTACCTGATTCTGAAACAGTTGTCCAGTACAATACGGTACCGTCTTCTGTCCACGGTGTGTTAACAGTAAATACAACCCCTAACCCATCTTCTACCATAGATACTGGATTTCTTGTAATTACATAATTTACAGTTTCAGTAATTGATACAACAATATCACTAGTTACTAATTCTGTTGTCATTAATGAATCAGCATAGAACACTAAATGAAATTGTTCAGTTCCTTCTGTTAAACTATCAGATTTTGCATATCGAGTAACAGAACCTGTTTGGTTTGAAATTACAACAGAACCGGACATTGCATTATCAGTGAAATCAGATGCAGTAATTGTTCCAGTATCAACAACAGTGTTCCACCATACTCTAGTGTTTACAGGTAATTTTGGTGTGTTAATTTTAAAAATTATTCCAGCTTTACTGCCTTCTGCAACAGAGGTAGTTGCTGCACCGGTTACTACTGTATAAGGAATTTCTGGAATTACTACAACTGTATCAACAACCTGCATTAAATAACTTGTTTTTACAACTTTTTTTATACCAGTAGTTGGATTAACAGTTGATAATGAAATTTGGTATGATTCTAGTTTTTCTACTGCACTATCATCAACTAGTGTTCTAGTAAGCGTTGCAGTATTGCTGTTAATTGTAACAGTACCTGATAATGTTTTATCATCAAAATCGTCAGCAGTTAATCCAGGAGTTAACACGATAGTTGACCATATTAAATCAGTACCATCGGGTACACCGGTAGTAACAATTGTGTATGTTACAGATTGGCCTTCTGCTACAGAACTAACCGTTTGAGCCACAAAGTCATAAGACGGAGTAACAATAACAACCGGTATAGTTAATGACAAATCAGTAATTTGTTCTGATGTCATTAATGCAACTACAGGACTAGTTAATTCTGGTGCAACACGAATTTCAATATTAAATTTTTCAGTGCCTTCAGTAAATGAATCTGCAGCAGCAGTTAACGAGAATGTTCCAGTATTATCAACAAGTAACAAACTTTCCCCTAGTGTGTTTTCAACAAAATCCGATGCATTAATACCAGAACCAACGGCTCTCCAATATACTGTATTACCTGAGAAATTTATAGCACTAACTGAAAATGTTACACTAGATAACCCTTCGTCAATTCTAGATACATCACGTGCGATTGTAAATACTGGATTTGGATCTCCCGGAAGAGTGTCAGCTGAAGCAATTGGTGCCGGAACACTAACATATATGCCAGATGCATGATATGCGTTAATAGTAGTTGTTAACACACCGTCAACGTTAGCATCAGTTGCGCCAGTGATGATATCATCAAATTCAACAGTAAATGTAATTACAGTTTCTGCTGATAATCTAGCTTTAATTGTATACGAATCTGGTTTAAATGCATCAGTTACTATTTTTCGATATATAATCTGATCACTGTCTGTTAATTGGCTATAACCAATATTTGTACCAGATGTTTTAGTTGAGGTAGTTGCATTGCGTTTAAAACTAACCGTACCGCAAGTTGTTAAAAACGAAGTCCATGATGTATTTTTCTTAGCAGTACTACCGCCAGTGCGTGTTGATGTAAATTCAATGGTACTACCTGTGTTAAAGTAGTGTCTCATTGCATCTGCACTATCAAATGTAACGTCTGTAGTAAATGCCGTTAACCCATTCCACACATCCATAATTGACGGTGCTGCTAAATTAGCACGAATTGCTTGTGTTGATGGCGGGGTTAACATTCTATTATTTTCTACTTGTATTAACGTAGTTTCCCATTTTGCCCAGTCAGCTGACGAAATTATTGATTGAGTTGCCGGAATTGGAGCAGTTGTTTGAACTCCAATTTGATGATATCTAGCTGCTAAAATGTCAGCTCTTAACTCGGTAAACCGTGCCTGTTCTGCAGCAGCTCCGGCGCCTAACTCAATACTAGTTAGTTGTTGTCCATAGCCGTAATCACCGTCTCCTTCTTCGTATATTCTTTTAATACGATTCCAGATAATGTTATAGCCTGATTGATCTAATGTAATTGTCATTTTTTTCTTATTCCTTACTATATTTAAAGTATCAATGCTTCTACTAATTTAACATCGTCATTGTCATTACTTTCTAATGCAATTGCAAACACTAAACTAGCATCTTGTACTGTTAACGCTGTTGCTACTCCTGTATCTGCAGCAATTAACTTATCTCCCTTTTTAACAGCTCCAATTATTTTTACCGGTACTCGACCTTTTAGTGCAACTGCTGTTCCGCCTACTAATTTAACATTCATTAAATATGCAGGTTCTAGAGACACAGTACCTATTGCACGATATCCACTACCTGCTGCCGTAACTTCTTGTTCACCGCCAATCATTAATACTGTGCCAACTTCATAAATAGTATCAGCTAAATAATTTTCTGCAAGATCAGCTGGTTTAGATAAAAACCCTTGTCCTAAAAAATTAGTTGCAATGAGCGATCCCGCAGCACAATGACTTAACAGATTGGTTGAGTTTCCGTATATAACTTCCTCATTAGTTCTAACTGCAATTGTTCCCGGAACTGCTATAGTGTAATCATCTAGCAATGCAGCAGTTGCATCATAAATGCTAGTAGTATACCCATTTAATTTGCCATTAAAGGTAGTTGCATTCATTTCTACAAATTGTAACGTAGATGTACCTACTTTACTAAGAAGGGCATCTCCCGGAATAATATCAGTACTAACTATTTTAAATGCAGAAACAGTCTCGTCGGAGGATGTTGTTTTAAACTCAATAGTGTCAGAATACTGATTGTTAATAATCGCGTTATCACTACTACTAATTGATATTTTTAGATTAGAGTTTGAGCCTATAGTAAATCCGGTATCTGAAAACGTTGCTGAGTTAACAAATGTTGGAGTAGCAGCTATAATATATCCCGATGCGTCAACACCACCTAACTTATTAGAATTAGTTGCAATTCCGTTAAATCTAAATCCTAAATCAGTTGTTGTAGAAGACGCAAGTGTAATTCCTTTGGTTATTGATATAAAATTAGCTATTGCATCAGTACCAGTTGTTGGCAGCACAAAAGTATCTTTACTAACAACAAATGAAAGTTCAGTATCAACATATGCTAATAATACCGAGTGTAGGTCACCTGATGCATCTGTAAGTGTTCCTGGCAAAATTTGAGTTCCGGGATTTTCTGCAGATCCGCCAATATAAATATCAGCATTATTATTACCTCTGCAATATAACTGTTCATTAGTGTCATCCCACCAAAAGTCACCAATAGACATTGCGTTTGATGGAGGTGCAACACCATTAGAAACAACATTAGTTATTCCAATAGTGCGCCATGAATTTCCAGCATAGTTAATTTTTAATTTTTGGACATCGGTATCATACCAAAGTTGGCCAGTAGTTGCATTAGGAGGTTCAGATCCTCCGGCAAAATTTTCAAGTAACCACATGAAATTTTCGTTTTGAACTATCCCGTACCCTGAATAATTTTTCCCAATTAAACTGATATCATACTTAAGATTTAATGAACCGTCCTCAACTACTGCTGCGGTACTATTATTAAAGTGTTTGATTGTATACGCCATCTTGTATATTTCCTTATTTTTATATATTTATTAATTCCAAGTTACATCTTTGGTGTAAGTGTTAAACCACCCTTCCGTTGTATCAGACCCTAACTGGAACGTTCTAACGGACATGTTGCCGTTTTTTGTACACAACACTCTGCATATTGGAGAATCTTCTCCAATATTAACTTTAAAGTCGTTGATTGGAAATATTTCATCCAATAATGCACCGATATTATAATTCTGATCAGTATCTGTTCCAGCAGGCATACTTGAAATATCTAACGAAATTCCGTATGGTGCTTTTTGTTTTATAGCAGTTAGTAGCCTTACATTATTAACAGCATCTAAGTCTTCTGACGATGTATCAACATTTGTAATCTTTGACGGAGACACTAGATTTAATCCTGCTTCGACTCGTAAACTATCAAAATCAGGAATTGGGTTGTTTACGTCTACATCAAATGCAACATTGCTAATAACACCAAAAAGCTGACTTTGAACAGTAATTTTAATAATTTCATATGTATCTTGAGTATTTGAAGTTTGGCTAACTATTAAAAATCCGTTAACTTTAGGAGTATCTGGTCCTGCTAGTACTACTTGGGTTCCGTCATTAAAGTACAGTTGGTGAGTTGCATTATTAATCCAGATGTCACCCTGAGACAACGAACTAGGATGCGTATCTGATACAATAGTACCGCCTGTAATTTTATACCCAGATCCATCATATACTTTCAATCGACTTTCGATTGTGTCAAACCACAACTGCCCTACAATAGACTTAGTAGGCGCAGTAGCGTTAGCAAAATTCTCCAACATATGCACTAAATTTTCATTTAAATGTTCACCGTAGGAGCTAGCACTTTTACCAATTAATGTTAACTCGCTTGCTATTTGATCAACACTACCGTCAATAATTTCAGTTAACCGTGTACCATCTGTTTTGTTTATAATGTAACTCATTATACTATACCTGTAAAAATAATGTAATTAATTGTTTGATATGGATTCATAATTGATGATGCTTTATTAGACACTACTGATGACATTTCAGATCCCGGTGTTCCTGCAGGTGCTAATGTTCCTGCTGCATCATTTCCAGCACCAAACCCTATAGTTGATGCTGCAGAATCATGTACTCGTCTTGCAGCTGCTGTGCTATCACTATTAAGACCGTTCCGATTGCCGCCAGCGTTAAATGTAGAATTTCCTTTTGTTACATCCGGCAAATCATTAGTCATGCTATCACGACCTAACGGAAACCGTCCTCTTAAATCAGGAAGTGCAAATGTATTAGCACCTTTTAATAAAGAAACATTACGATAATTGTCACCAATCACATTATATAACTTATTATATGTAATAGTAGATACCTCAGAGCCGTCACAAAGTAAATATCCTGTGGGCAGGGTTTCGCCCGCATATGGCATGATTACGCCAATTGGAACTGTTGCTACTTCTCTTAAGAAATCATCTTTTCGAATACGTAACAACCCTACACTACCACGTTGTATCAATAACTGATCAGAACTAAATGATTCAGACGCAGCGTTTTTTGAACTAATTAATGCCGAAGTTATAGTGGTTGCTAACCTAACATTACTTGTACCATTAAAAAATTGTGGTTCTGCAACTACATCACCGTCTAAACGAAACGATCTAGAATCAGTTAAACTTGATGCAGTACCAGAAATACTTCCGGTAAATGTTCCAGTATGTGTACCATCAAAATCACCAACAAATTTAGTTGCATACACATTTCTAAATGGTAATGTCTGCGAACCGATATCATAAAGTGGTCGATCTTCAATAGGTTGATTAGGTGAGTATTTTGGAATTAGCACAGGGCCTGCGGTTGATCTATAAACATACAGAGTATTATTAAATGTAGATGTTCCTCCAAAATTAGAGTTTTTTGTAACTCCTAATCCACCAGCAGTAATAATACTTCCAGAAGTTAACGAGGTTGAGTCAGTTGTGCCAGTTACTGACAATGTTTGACTGATTAATGCAGAACCTAATACATCTAATGTTGCCTGAGGAGCAGTGTTACCTTGGCCAATTCCTACTGACGATGCAGTAATTACTAAATTACTAGTAACACCACTGTCAGAAGAAAAATTAACTTTAATATTTTTACCAGTTTTTGAAGTTAATTTAACATCGGTATCTGATGTAGTAATTTTAAAACTTAAATCACTACCCATGCTAATACCGTCGTTAGATTTAACATTAATCGACGTTGCCTCAGTAGTAATATCTGTTCTCATAAAATTAACTGCAGGAACAGTTGTTCCTTTATACACTAAACTATCTGCAGAACTTGCATTCCCCCATAATTTAATAGCATCATTTACATTGTTTGTTTCTGAAGATAATGTTATTCCGCGATTAATTGTTGCAAAGCCAAATGTTGTTACTTTTGGAATAAAACTGCCAGTACTAATGATTGCAATTCGGTCATTGTTTGCATAAAATGACAATATAGAACGACTATCGCCTGCATCGTCAATCATTGTTTCAGATAACGGACCGGTGTTTAACCCGCTACTAAACTGAGGTCCAATTAAATTCCACGATCCTGCAGTATTACCAGTATTGCCCGAATATATATAAAGTTGTTTTGTAGATGCATTAACCCACAGATCACCTGCACGACTACTTGCAGTAGGTGGCGCAGATATATCTTTGTTTATAGCACTTACTGGAACAAATTTAGATCCGTTAAATACTTTAAGTATATCAATATTAGCAGTTGTGTCGTACCATAATTGCCCAGTTATCGGTGATGCTTCATTTAATTCAGCACCAGGTTCAGTTGATCTTGCAAAATTTTCTAATAAATGTAAAAAATTTTCTGCAATGTATTGCGCATACATTGATTTATTTCTACCTACAAACGTAAGTGAAGTAGTTTTATCAAGTAAGTTATCATTAACTGTAATAGCACCTTTACCTGGATCAGTATACTTAACTGAATACGAAGTTTCTGATGATGTCATATTAAACTCCTACTACGCCGGTTAGACTGTGAATCCGCACGGTATAATCTATTTGAATTAACCGATTTAATGACTTCTGTACTGGATGAAAAATAACATGTGTTAACAATAAATTTGGATTACCATAAGATTTTAGTCCTATTTCATCAAACACAAATTCACTTTTAGAAGCTTGTGCATTATCTGTTGCATACTGCCCTGCAGGTTCGCTATAATCTAGTAAACACGTAATAAACACATCTGTATAATTAGTACCAGGAAAATGTCTTACTTCAATAAAATTACGTGTTGGATCTAAATTGTTTGATGACAAATCATTGACAATTTTTGAATATGTTTCATTGTATAAACTAGCGTTTGATCCGTAACTATTAGGTGTTAAATATGTAATAATACCAGTCGGATCAACTGCAGTACCGCCATTTCCAAATCCCATTTCGTATACAAACCCGTGATCACGAGATGCAATGCTATTTGCTAATGCAATACTCATGTTTTCGTAATGAATTGCGTTACGTTTATTAACAAACACTTCATCGCTCAATGGGTCAAATATTTTAAGGTGTCCTTGAATATGTACCCCGGTTGTTTCTTTGTTCTGCATAGTATTCTCTCTTTATCATATATTTATCATGTTTAATATCTACTAAGTTAATTAACTGTTACATTAACTGACGGAGTTGGAAATATGCCCAATCGTGCTGTTAATAATATCTGACTTGTAGACGTTATCGTAACTGGCAAACTTGCTAAATTATTGTTTACAGTTAATGTACCAACTAACGGTGCAGACACATGTGTGTAATCAAAACTATATCCGGTAGCAATAATAGTCCACCGATTATTTGTACCAACGTGTAAATCAATTTGTTGAGAATTATTCTCATAAAACACTACTTCAAACTCTAATGTTGGCGATCCTACTACTCCACCGGTTGCAACAACGTGGCCTTCAAATCGTATTCTAAACGTTCTTAATGGCGCACTTCCGGATGAACCATAATAAATTCGTTGACAAGAATTATCTCCAGCACTTACCATAATCTTTGAAACTGCCGGTGTTGATGCACCAAGCCCGGTGTACAACACCGATCCGGATCCAAATGTTATATACGAGTTTGTACCAACATATACTGTATTATATGTTCCGCCAAGGAAATTTACAGTAAATGGAATAGGAACCGTCCAGTATCCGTCGTCTGCAGTTCCAGTAAATGCTAATGCTCCAGGCACACTAGGTGTTGATGCAGTTAACGATCCTGCACCTAAAATAGCATTTGTTATATTTGTAAATGTTCCAGCTGTTGGATTAAATGTTGTTATTTGAGTACTAACATGCGGTTGAGTACTAATCACAGCTACTGCTGCATTCGTATATGCAACTGCACTATACCCAGTTTCTGAAGCAGTTGTTCCGGATGAGTTTCCGGTAATAATGTATTGAACATCTGTTCCGTCTGGAACATTAGTTGTAGTAAGAGTAAACGTTACAATTCCACCGTTACTTACAGTTGCTACGTTTGACGAAAGTGCAAATGTAGCAGCTGGATTAGCAGTTTGTGTCATTTTACGTCTTGGATATACTTGACCAGTCGCAGGTCGATACCAATTTACTACTTCCGGAAACGGAGTGCTATAATATCCGCCTACTTCTGCAGACGGCATACGGGTGCCTTGCAAAAATAACATTGGTTTAACGCTTGTTGCATTAAATGTAAATCCTGCATCTTTACCGTCATTTGCGCCACCGTTTGTGCTAAAGATAGTAGCTTGTGATACATTATTAATGTAAGCTCTTGCATCAGCTTGTGTCATTCTTGGATATTTTTCCGCAATACATGCTAGTACTCCGGCAGTTTGTGGACCGCTCATGCTAGTACCTGGACATTTTTTAAAATTGTTGTTAACTGTGTCGGTTAGACCTAACGCAGCTACGCGCGGATCTGTAGCAATAGTAGAATCATATAACGTTGCTGTAGAGTTCCAAACACTTTGAATCCCTGAACCCGGAGCATAACAATCAATGCGCGGTCCGTAATTGCTGTACTCGGCTTTGTAATCAACTGTTTCTATCCCAGTTGCTGTATACAGACTTTGCCCTGCAGTTTCGTTATGTTGCCCAACTGCACCAGAACAGATTGCTCGTGAATTCTCAGTAAGCCCCCAAGACGAACCAGGACTTGCTCCTCGATGAATATAATAAGTTGTTCCGCTAGATACTATTGTATTATTATAATCTATTCCAGATGGAACATCTTCATAAAAATAACTGTTACCTGCGCTTGCAACTATAATAACTCCTTCATTCATTGCATCAATCATGTCTGCATCGGTTGCAGCATTTACCGACGGCGGTGCTACACTAACTCGTAGTCTAGCAATATTTTGAATAACATTTGCATCCCATACATATGCACCGGCTGTACCGCTTGTTGGAGTGTATGTTACTCCACGAATTGTCATCTGCGAAACATTAGCAGCTGAAAGTGCAGTTCTTGACCATCCCCAACTATTATTCATTACTGTTGGATTTTTAACGCCAGTTAGTGGATTAACTGGCTTGTATCGATGAAACATTCTTACATATTGAATTCCGTTTGTATCTGCAAACTTAATATTGTAAATATTTGCATCACGCGCCCACCCTTGTGTATTACCTGCAACAGTGCCCGACGTGTGGCCGCCATGTTCTTGTTTTCGATTAGCAATATACTGATAATTTCCAGCTGCACCTCCCGATACTTCAGGAGTGTGTTGAAACCAATTATATTCAACCATTCGTGCATAGCCAGTGCCGTCAGTGTTTTGTCGATATTCAAGTACTGACGGATATGGTGTTCCGTCGTCCATTATTACCACATCAACATTTTTACCTGACGAGTCTGAAATAATTTCTGCAGCCTGTTGAGCAGTACCGTTAATTCCCCAGTCTATTATGTCTGTTTTTCTAAGGCATCGTAATAATCCCCAATTAATATCGGTTGCATCACTAGCAACAGTCTTATCAAACTTACTAGAATACTGACTAAACCCACATGTGCCTTTTACTAATCCTAAATCTTCAGGATTCAATTCAACAGCTAATACCCGCGGATCATTCATTATTTCTGCAGCTTCGTCGTATGTTAACATATAATTAGTATTACGACTTATTGGTAATCTATCAATACAGTCAACTGCTCGTTTAGGAATGTACAGATTGCCGCTCGGCGTTTCCATATCTTCATAAAACCCGTCAGCATCATCAAACTTGTGCAAAGTAACAACATACATCCTAAGTGACTGATCAATTGGGTTACCTAAATGCGGGATCGGAGCTTCCATGTTATGCCTCCAATTTAATTAACGTTAATGTAACGGTAATTATAGCTGCACTACTTCCGTTATTATAAATCTTAATAGGTATGTTAGTAGTTGGTGTAGATTCGCTGCTATACCCAACTACTGCTGGTGAAAAATATTGTGTAACACTAGAGGTTGTAATTACTTCTGCAATAACACCCGACCCAGGAACTGGATCAGTTGTTTTAATTCTAGATGCATCAGCTGATTGTGCTGAAACACTAGAATAAATAGTTACCCATGCTGCTGCAGATGTTTGTACACTTAATATTGCATATCCTTTAAATCCAGTAATAGTATACGTTCCGCTGTTAGCTGCTGTTAAACTTGCACTTGTTGCCGATGCAACAGTTCTTGATGTTAATCCACTACCGCCACCAGTTGACGAAATAACACCAGTTACTTGATCAATTGTGATAGTATTACCATCAACTTTTACACCGCCTAATTGTGTATTGCTTGCAATAGCTAATCCAATTGTACCAGATGAATTAGTAATACCACTTGTCGCTACTGCAGGAATAATAACTCCACCTAATGTAGTTGTATTAGCAGCTGATAACCCTGCACTAGGAAGAGCTGATAAAGTACCGTCCATCATTAAAAATCCTGAACCAATCTTAATCCCGCCTAACTGAGAAGATGATGCAGTTGCTAATCCGATTGTTCCGCTATTATTAGTAATGCCACTTGTTGCCACTGCAGGAACAATTACACCGCCTAATGCACTAGCAGTAGTAGCAGTTAACGTGTACGCATTTGGAATTGTTGGTTTATTTAAAACAACCCCTAATCCACTTACTGCGTCCCAATCACTTTGTACCTGTGCTGCAGGTATAGTTGGTTTATTTAAAACAACACCTAATCCACTTACTGCGTTCCAATCACTTTGTACCTGTGCTGCAGGTATAGTTGGTTTATTTAAAACAACACCTAATCCACTTACTGCGTTCCAATCACTTTGTACTTGTGCAACATAGTTGGCATTAATTACTCCACTACCATTAATCGTAATAGTAGAATTGTCAACTTTAACACCACCTAATTGTGTGTTGCTTGCAGTAGCTAAACCAATTATGCCGGCGGTGTTTGTTATACCGCTAACGTCTACTGCTGGAATTCTAACACCGCCTAGATTACCAGTATTTGCAGCTACTAGTGTATAAGGTACTATTTCTGCATTAATTGTACACACTCCTGCTGTTTTAGTTAGCGTAATATGTGAACCTGGTTGAAATTTGTCAATCACTCCATTTAGACCATTATATACTTCTGAAAAATTATTATTAATTTTTATTGCACCACTTCGTAATGTGTCACCGGATTTGTCGTTGCTAGTTGACCCAACGTTTATTGTTTGCTTAGCCATTTATTATCCTTAATTAAAATCTTATATTATTGTTGTCAAACGTGTTATTATCGCTGTCAAATGTTTCTTGATAATATCCGTACTCTACTCCCAATGACGATTGTATAAAGTCCATTGCAGTCTGTGTAGCTACCCATGTAGAACCTGTTCGTTTAATAACAGTTATTATTGTTTTTTCTGCTAAATTAAATGTATGTGTTAATCTAACTGATTTATAAATTCCGTTAACTGAAAAATCCGCAGGTAACGTTTCTTCAATTCCTAACCGTTCATTATATACTGTATAAGGCGCTTTTTGTAAACGAATGTTACCAACAAAAAACTCCCAGTATGCGTAATCTTCCGTAAATGTTAAGCTAGAATGCGCTTCTTTACATTTATACGTATAACTACCATACGTAACTATATCATTAACATTGTAACCTGTTCCTGTTGTCCATGATGAACTGTCATCATACCCTCCAACAAACACTTCAATGTCATTACATTGCCCAAACCCTTTACTAACAATATCTGCAGATTCTACTCCTTTCCATCGTGTTGTAGATTTTTTAGGTATAAACGATAGTAATACTACAATTGAGGTTCCGTATGATCTATATAATGGCGAATTGCTATTAACTTCTACTACCGTGTTACGTTGCTTTGTACACTGTTCAGTAATAGTAGTATCAGTATAAGGAATTGTTTCACCTGCACCTAGTTCTTGAACAACTGAATGTGGCATAACATAATCTGATATGCCAGTACCTAATGTGCCGCGGCGAAGTTGACTTAATTCATTTCCGTTTTTTATAAAAAACTCAATTCGTTCGCCGTTAATTTCAACAATGCCAGGTTTATTAGCCGTTGGATCCGGCACTGTAAACACACTCGCATCGTTTACAAGAATACTAGTATCTGTGTTTAATAACGCTTTTACTAATGTTGTTTGTTTTACTTCTGGCATCCGCTTGTAATGCGTACGATTTAGCATGTCCTTAAACTGCATATATGTATACGCAGTAGTTGTGTCACTTGCGTTAGTATACACCTTAATAGATAACGAATCTGATACTTTGCCCGGGACTACTTCTTCAAGACCGCTAAATTTATTTTCAAAATTGTCACCGTCTATTATTATGTCATCAATTGCTATACCGGTAGCATCTATTGGTAACTTTATTCCAGAAAGTTCACTTGAATTAAATGTACCACCGGCTAACGAAACATCATAGTCATTATCATTTGAGGTAGCACCGTCGCTTGTTACTTCACGAATAATAAAGGTACAACTTTCTGGTACAGGTAGCCCTAAATTTATAAAATGTTGGTTGAAAAAAGTTACTGGAATGATAACATTAGTTACTGATCCGGTTGCAATCGGCGATTCCATAATATCTCCGCCATCGATTCTTATTGGGTCAGAACTTCCGAAAGTTGGCTCATAATAAACAGTTAATACAGTGCCTTCACTAGGCACACTAAATCCATCTTCTGGAAATGGAATAGTTATACTTGCTGCACCGCCGATGTATTTAAATACAAGGTCATTAAATTTAACATTTACATTATCCCATTTAATTGTATCAAAATTTGAACGATCCCATCCGTGTTTTACACCAAAATTTAACCCAGATATTTCAACACCACCGTAATCTATACCAACTAACAACTGTGCTAAATCTTTACCAAGTTCACCAGGTGCCGGATTATAATAATGTTCAATTCTATCTACTGCATTTAATGCAGAGTTAGCTCTTACATACGTAACTTCTATAATACTGCCTTTGGCAATAGTACGGTTAAACTCTATCATTCCAGATAGTTTTGTATAACCATTAACTTTTATTGATACAGTTGACACTTTGTAATGGTCTCGTATTTCTATAGCACCGTTAACAACTACCGATGTATTACCAACAATTGTACTTGGTTCCCACTTTAATGGAAATTGGGTTCTTTTTCCAGTTACTAGTAAAACTGGAATTGTTTCAGTTTCACGCAGATCAGTCTGTGTTACACTATACGTATTTCTATCAAATTTTAAATTAATAGTATTGGTACGAATTACACTCTTACCAATAACTGCAATTGCGTTAGCAACTGATCCGGCATGTGATAAACCGCCAATAATGTGAACAGTTGGTATTGTTAAATATGATTTACCAGGTAATACTATGTTAATACGATTAACTTTACCATTTGCAATATATGCAACTGCAGTTGCACCGTATCCGGACTCACTTGAAATAACAACCTTTGGTGATAACGTATATCCCGACCCACCGTCTATCACACTTATATTAACTACTGAAAAACCTACGTTATCTGCCCACGATTTCCATGGATATTGTTGGATAGCATCATTAGTGGACTGTAATCCTCCGCTAGCGGTTGTAGTTACTACTACCGGAACAACTCTTTTAAGATTTAGATCATATGTTGCAGGTAAATCAAAATCAGACACCTCAGATGCACTAGTCTCTATATTAGAATATAAACTAACATATTCTCTAATTTGAGTTCTATATGGTTTTACCTCTGATACATAATCTTCATAATTAGATAAATTATCATTTTGATACGTAACTGATTGATGTAAATTTCCAACATTATGAACAACATTAACAAAACTAGTTTTAAATATCCAATCAATGTATGTTTGTTCACTCATTGCATATCGAACACTAGTAAAGAATAATTTTAAATAAGCATCGTTACTTAATATATCTTTAATTGAATTTAATATAATACGGAGTTCTGTTGCTGCACAGTTATCGTATACAATCGAGTCATATAGTACACCATCATATCCAATAGCAGTATTTATAAAATTATACAATGTTGACTTAAACTGAATAGTACCGTCTTGACTACCAACTATTTTATAAGACGCTGTCCAATCATATTCAAAAGATTCGTTATCAGGAATAAGTTCTTTTATTTCTGCATTGTATCTTTCTAATAATACCCATCTCCCTGCAGTAGTAGTACGAACAGTAACTAACTGTCCTACAGTTGCATTAACTGAATATAAGTCAGCGTATGTATCAACAGCATAATTAGAAAAACTAAATTTACTATACCCTGTTGCATACCAATCAACTGTTTCCCAGTAATTCGTAACATTATATGCCTGTGATACAGATTTAGACCATAACCCAGTAATTGAACTATATGAATAAATAGTCCAAGAGTTATTTGCTTGCGAATCGCTAGTTACTAATGCTGAAAAATCTCTAACTGTAAGAATAGTGTCGGTTAAATATCCATTGCCTGCATTAATAATATCAACTCCTACAATTTCACCTTTAAGATTAATTATTGCTTTAAGTTTTGCGTTAATACCAACACCGTACACGTTAATAAATGGTGCTAGTTTATATCCATACCCGGGACTAACAATTGTTATTCCCGTAATTCTACCATTAACTACAATTGACGTTAGCTCTGGTGATTTAACATATTGTGTTACTACATATGGTAACTCTGCATCAGTATATATAACAGTATCATATAAACACCTTACTAATGCCGGAGGTGAATCAGACTGTTCTAAACTTGTAAGATCAATCGTATCAACAATTAAATTACTACTTAAATATCTATTAACTTCTTCAATTAATTGTTTAAGTGCTTCAAATCGATTAACAAACATTCCCTGACGTGGGCGATTTTCAATTCCATATTTTAATTTTATTGGTAATGCTTGATCCGGAACTAGTCTGTCATACTCATCTTTACCACACAAACTGTCAATCCATTTTCTTTCAATATGTGCTGGCAATACAGTTTGTGGCGCTGTACTAATTAATTTCCACTGTGTATGAATATTTTGATCTGTCTTATCTGTAAGCCAATATTCAATTGATAATACTACATCAGTGTGAATCAAATGCGGTTTTATGTTTACTAAACTTAACGAATTTCTACCAGTTACTGCAATAAATTCGTATCCTACTCCTTTTGGATTTGAAATTAACGTAGACACATCGTACGCCGATATAGATCTACCTAATAACGGCGACACGGTAGTTTTATTTTTAACCCAAAAGTAATATGTAGGTATTTCAATCTGACTAAGTGTATCATATCGTGTTATTTTTGTGTATACAGTATCGCCATACAATGATTTCCCACTAATTCCAGTTGCTAATCCTGCTTCAGTATCTGCTTCTTCATCCCAAACTGATGGTAAAATATCAGATTCAACCCATTCGTATATGTCAACCGACGCACCTGGTACTAACATACTAAGTACACTATTACGATACATCACGTTATCAGTAAAGCTATCAACAAATTTTGTTGTTCGTTTATCCCACCATAGTACACCTACTTGTTCACTATCCCATGCAATTCCTTCGTCAACATTAACTGCAGATGTTCCTACAGAATATACTGCAGGATCATAAGTTGTTTTAAATTTTACTTCTCTTTCTATAATATTTGGATATTTGTGTTGTATGGGATCAACGATATCTAAATATTTTATAAGTTTATTAGTACGACGATTATACAAAAATGCCTGTTTAATTTTTGTAATATCCGGTTTATCTATTGCAGCGTGTTTTACTGCCCAACTAAACTTTGTTCTATCTTTTACATATTCGTATAGTCGTGCTGTATTTTTAACATTTCTTGCACTTATAATAATACTAGTAGGAGTTACTGCAATCTGATCACCGTATCCGGTGTTATTTAATGTACTAGTTGGGGGAGACAATCGTTCACTAAAATTCCATTTATCGTTGTACATGTTAAAAACATCAACGTCACTTGTATACGATGAAAAAGTAGTTTTACCATCATCAAATGTAGTGATCCCAACTACTAAATGTGTTATAGAATTAACTTTAGTAAATGTAGTTTCTTTAACACTACTACTAACAACTATAGTTTTATGATCATCTGAAAACTGTATATTACTTTTATCGTAGTTGCCTTCAGATGCTGAAGGATTAGAAATATATAATTGCAATGTATTTGGCAAATAAGATCCATCATTTTGCAACGTATAAAGATACAGGTTATTAGCACTTGACACTGCAATATAGTTGGCATTATTTGAAATTGCAAGACTTTGTCCAAATGTAACATTAGCTGCTGGTAAAATTACACATTTCTCATTTGAATAGTTGTTTGCACTAGTATACACATACACTTTGCCATTATCTGATCTATCTAACACAGCAACTACACCGTTACTTGATGATACAACTGATGTTCCAAATGTTCCCCCGTGTGTTAAATATCCCGATACCGGAAGCCAGCTATAGGTAGTAAACAGTAGTGTACCGGATGGTGTTTCAGTAGGTGCCGTTGCTAGCAATAGTGTTGTAGAATTTATTACTTCTTGCACTATAGTAGTTACTTGAGAAAACCCTGTACCACTTACTAGCATACCTGCACTAATACCAGCGGTATTAGACACTACTAATGTTGTGTTGACACTTCCTTGCGGATTATATGATCTCAATATTGGAGTAGACGATGTATAACGGTATCTGTATAATCTACCATTGGCTGTTCCTATGAAAAATGTATCGTTAGCAAATGTTAACGTAGTACCAAACTTTACCGCACCAGTTGGCTGAATTACAGACAATGATGCGGTTTGGAAATATTGACCTACTAATTCATACAGGTATACCACTGGTGTTGTATCTGCAGTATTAACAAATGATAACCATTCTCCTGATTTAGACATTGCAATAGTGTCTGCTATCGCACGTATCTTTTGATTTAGTCTCCAATAGTGATTATTCTTATCACGATTATAAACTGATATGTAATTTTTAGACAACACTGCAACTAACGTTCCGGCG